GGAAAAACTTTAGGACAAAATTGTTTTGTAACAGCTACTGTTTCAGGAAGTTTAGGCGCTGGTAATGGTATTGTAGTAAATAGTTTAGTTGGTAGTGATTTAACTTTTCAGGCACAACAAAATGAAACAGATTTTTATTACACAATAGTATATATTTAAAAAAATCATCATATTTATTAATAAAAAGGTTTCTATTTAATTGTTTTCAAAATAATAAACTTTTGAATATTTTTAACATATTTATAACAGAATAAATTAGACAAAACATGGCAGAAACACTTTTATCTCCAGGCGTATTAGCAAGAGAAAACGATTTAACAGTTACCGGCCAAACACCAGAAACTATAGGAGCAGCGATTGTTGGACCTACAGTTAAAGGCCAGCCTTATGTTCCAAGAAGAGTTACCACCTTTTCTGAATATTTGACTTACTTTGGAGGTACATTTTTAAGTGGTTCATCTCAATACACTTATTTTACATCAACAGCAGCTTATAATTACTTCCAAAATGGAGGACAAAGTTTATGGGTTACTAGAGTAGCTAGTGGTTCATTCACAGCTGCGGCAGCAATTTCAATCACCGGTAGTCAAAATGACGGGGATGTTACAGGTATTGTTAACACAGTTGAATTAGGACCAGCTTCAAATCTAAACTCATCAGCTTCATTTACAATTGCTCCATTAAGCTATGGTGCTAACCAAAATAGTTCAGGTAGTATAGATGCTAGTGGTTCTTTAACTAATGGTACAGTAGATAATTTAAGATATGAAATTGTATCTCCAAATACTGCTTCTGGAACTTTCTCATTATTAGTAAGAAGAGGAGATGATAATACAAATAGTAAAGTTATTTTAGAAACTTGGACTAATTTATCATTAGACCCAACTTCTCCTAACTATATTGAAAGAGTAATTGGTAACCAAACCTTTACTCCTCAAGCAAATTCAAATAACCAATTAGAATATGTTAGCACTTCTGGAAACTTCCCAAATAGAAGTAATTATATCACTGTAACTGGAGTATCATATAAAACTCCTTATTATTTTGATAATACAGGAAATGCTAAAAATGAATTTACAGCCTCAATTCCAGTAGCTCAACAAGGTTACTTTGGTGGTGCTGTAGGTAATTTAGGAACTAGTGGAGCTGATAAGTATTATAATACTATCACTTCTACTAATATTCAAGGTTTAACTTTTGCTAACATTACTGGAGGTATTGAACTTATGGCTAACCAAGACGAATACGCTTATAACGTAGTTACAGTTCCTGGTTTGGCATATGATAATGCTAATGGAATAAATTCATTAAATACATTAATAAACAATACTACAAACAGAGGTGATGCCATCGCAGTAATTGATTTAGCATTATATGGTAGTACAGTAACAGCAGTATCTCAATACGCTAATACAGCAGATACTTCATATGCCGCTGCTTATTGGCCTTGGATTCAAACAGTAGACCCACTTACTGGTGAGTTCACTTGGGTTCCAGCTTCAACTATGATCCCAGCTGTTTATGCTAATAACGACACAGTAGCCGCTCCATGGTTTGCTCCAGCTGGTTTAAACAGAGGTGGTCTTATAAATGCTATTAGTGCTGAAAAGAAATTAACTAATAATGATAGAAATACACTTTATCAAAACAAAGTTAATCCAATCGCTACTTTCCCAGGACAAGGAGTTGTAGTATATGGTCAGAAAACATTACAAACTAGATCATCTGCTCTTGATAGAGTAAATGTTAGAAGATTGTTAATTGCTTTGAAAACTAGAATTAGTGAAATTTCTAATAATTTAGTATTTGAACAAAACACAATCGCAACACGTACTAACTTCTTAAACCAAGTTAACCCATACTTAGAATCAGTACAACAACAACAAGGTTTGTTTGCTTACAAAGTAATTATGGATGATTCCAATAACACAGCAGATGTAATTGACAGAAATGAATTAATCGGTCAGATTTATCTCCAACCTACTAAAACTGCTGAATTTATTTATTTGGATTTCAACATTTTACCAACAGGAGCTACATTCCCGGGATAATTTTTTAAAAGTAAAATATTTATAACAAAATAATAAAATGGCAATATTAAACGCAAACGAAATTTTCTTTACCGCCTTTGAACCAAAGACACCAAATAGATTTATTCTATACATAGACGGTATTCCAGCCTATTTAATCAAAGGGGTTAACGCTGTTACGTTGAGCCAACCTGAAATTGTTCTTAACCATATTAACGTATATAGAAAAGTTAAAGGTAGAACAACATGGGGCGATATCCAGATGACATTGTTTGATCCAATCACACCATCAGGAGCTTTATCAGTAATGGAATGGGTTCGTATGCATCATGAATCAGTTACAGGTAGAGATGGTTATTCTGATATGTATAAAAAAGATTTAACTATTGATATCTTAGGTCCAGTAGGTGATATCGTATCTGAATGGGTGATTAAAGGTGCCTTTATTAAAGAAGCTAACTTCGGTGATTACAACTGGGACACAGCTGACGCCGCTGTGAACCTTACCATGACTGTTGGTATGGATTATTGTGTATTAAACTTCTAATTTATAAAAAACTTCATAAAAGAACCCGCGTAAAATCGCGGGTTTCTTTTTTTCTAGCATATTTATATATGATATAAAAGTTATAACAAAATAGATTATGGAAAATAACGAAACCCAAGTTGTTCAAGAAACATCAAAATTTAAATTCCCTTCCGAGCAAGTAGAATTACCTTCAAAAGGATTATTGTATCCTAAAACAAGTCCTCTTCATTCTGGAGTCATTGAAATGAAATACATGACTGCTAAAGAAGAAGATATTTTAACTAACCAAAATTATATTTCAAAAGGTATTGTAATTGATAAATTACTCCAATCTTTAATTGTCACAAAATGTGATTATGATGAATTATTAGTAGGTGATAAAAATGCTATAATGGTAGCAGCCAGAGTATTGGGTTACGGATCAGATTATGATTTTACTTATGAAGGCAATCAATATAATATTGATTTAAGTGATTTACCAAATATAGACTTAAAAGAAGATTTAATTGAAGAACCTGGAGTTAATTCCTTTAAATTTACTTTACCAAAATCAAAAAATGAAATTACATTTAAATTATTAAATGGTAGAGATGAAAAAATTATTGAAGGAGAAATTAAAGGTATCCAAAAAATTAATAAAGGAGCATCACCAGAAACAACTACACGATTAAAACAAATGATTTTATCTGTTAATGGTGATGATGATAAAAAATCAATCCGTGATTTTGTAGATAATTATATGTTAGCCGCTGATTCTAGGGCTTTGAGAGAATATATTAGAAATATCCAACCTGATATTGATATGACTTTCACTCACACTACAGAAGACGGCGTTGAGGAGGACGTTCGTATACCAATTAATCTTAACTTTTTTTGGCCTGACCTCGGAGTATAGATTATATCTATTTAAACAAATACACGAAATTTTATTTTATGGTAAAGGAGGTTATGATTTTGAAACCGTCTATACCATGCCTATCTGGTTAAGAAAATTTACCTTTAAATTAATATCAGATTATTATGATGAACAAAACAAATCTGATTCATCAGGGGGGGATTCTTCTTCAACACAAATTGATTTTAATAACCCATTAGCAGCCGCCCAAACATATAGACAAAATGTAAAAAGATAAAAAAAGTTATATAATTAAATATTTATAACATATAACCTGATTACACAATGGCTAAAAAGCAGGCAAATAATAAAGACCAAAAACAAAGTATACAAGATCTTAAGATTGAAGAGATACGAAAGAAAAATATTGAAGATTCCAATAAAGTATTATCAGAACAATTAAATCTTATCTCTCAAATTAAAGATAAATTAGTTTTTATTAATAAAACTTCAAAAGAAAAATATACTCAAGATGAATTAGCCTTAGAAGCAGTTAAAAAAGCAACCAGGTTAACCCAAAATCTTTCTTCTGAATATGACTCAATTAAAAAGGTTCAAGATGACATAAAAAAGAACGAAAAACTTCAAAATGAAGTTAGACGTACTACAATGAACCTTGAAAAAGAAATAGGTAAAGAAGGTTTAAAAAGAATTCAATTTATTAAAAACCAAGAAAAAGGTTTAGATAAATCTAAAAAATTATTAGAAGAACTCAGAGAAAAAGAAGTACAAGGAGTTGAAGGTGCTAAAGACAAAGCAAACATATTAGCTAGACAAATATATTCACGACAAAGTAGTCTTATAACACAAAAACAAAATCTTAGTGTTGAAGAAAAACAATATGATATATTAAA